TACGGGTACAGGGACTCCGAGCCACTACTTTTTCGATGCGGGTTTAAATGCGAGCCAGTTTTGTGCCATCGTCGCACAGATTGCTAGCACTGCTGGAGTATCGGTTCCGGCTAATTGGGCAAGCATGGGATTTGCCGATCAAGCGGTCTGGATATCGGCAAACGTCGCGGCAATTAAACAGGCCAGCGGGGTTTCGTTGAACCTGTCGGATAATACAAGCATCTGGACGGATGCGGTAAACTTTTTCGCCCTGCTGGGACTAAAGCAGATTGGACAGGGGTAGGGGGCAGCATGAGGATTGAATACGTCAACGACACGCTGCAAAAATTCACCCGCATAGGAAAACGGTTGATTCCCGGAGCGGTACGGCCATCGGTTGTTGTTGGCTATACAGCCAATTACGCAATTTATGTCCATGAAAACCTGGAGGCAAAACACACCAACGGACAAGCCAAATTTCTGGAAGCTCCCGCACGCGAACTGGATGAGGAAATTTTGCGAGGCATTCGCGACGACTGCAAAAAAGGTTTGACCCTGCCACAGGCATTGCTTAGGGCGGGCCTGAAGCTGCAACGGGCGTCACAAAAGCTGGTGCCAGTTGATACGGGCAATCTCAAGGGCTCAGCTATAACACGGCTTGAAGATGAGGAATAACAATGTCGACCCCTTTGGTGCATTCGCCAGCCGATGTCGTTCGGTATTTGCTGATCGCCATGAATCTGGGGTCCGATCCGGCTACGTCTACAGTTTCATGGCCGGTTTATGCAACCTCAGAGCCAAGTGCGCCAGACGACGTTATCACCGTATACGATACCCAAGGTATGGTCTTTGGTCGTAACATGTTGGACGGAGAAAGCGTCGAACATTTCGGGATTCAGATTCGGCTACGCTCGCAGGATCATGCGACTGGCTGGAAAAAGACGAAAGGCATTGCCCGCCAGCTGGATGAGGAAATTTACCAGGAATCAATTACGATTCAAGGATCGGTTTATTGTGTCCGATCTATCAAGCGGACTTCCAGCGTCCTTGTCCTTGGAAAAGACACCCCCGGCAGTAAACGGAGCATCTTTACCCTAAACGCCCTTTGTAGTATCAGGCAAACCGTTTAACGAAAGGAAAATAGCATGGCAAGTCCAGTAGCAGCAACTCGGCAGAATCCAACCCTGACCAAGATGGCGGATGGTTTCCGTACCTACATCACCCTGACCGTCAACCCGTCAATCGAGTTCTGGGAAGTGTCTGTAACACCTCCCGGGATTGATGGAGGCGAGCCGACCGATACGACCAACATGCACAACAACTTGTGGCGGACCTTCCATGCCCGCAAGCTGATCAAGATGGATAACGTCGTGTGTGAGGCGGAATACAATCCCGCCCTTTACACGGACATTCTGGCAGTGGTCAACGTGGCTACGACCATCACGGTACTTTTCCCGGACCATTCCACACTGGCCATGTTCGGCTACCTGAAGTCGTTCAAGCCAGCGGCTTTGGAAGATGGCAAGGTTCCAACCTGTTCCGTGGAATTCGTCGTCACCAATGCCGATCCAACAACCTGCGTGGAGGCAGGTCCTGTTTATACCTCCGCCAGCGGAACTGGTGGTTGTTAATCTTTTTGTCCCGAGGTTAAGGAGCAAAGACTATGACGATTGAAGTATTCGATGAATTCGCATCACTGGAACGGCAAAAAATCATCGTTCCAATCATGGGTGTCCGTTACCTGTTGATGGAAGCGGACACCAATGCTGCAAAGCTGTTTAAGAACGCCTGCGCCCGTGCGGGCAGGATGGTGGATGGGGAAATTGTCGGCGTTGACAATATTGGCGAGGTTGAGCCCCTGCTTGTAGGGATGTGTCTTTACCAGCTGATTCCCGCCAAGCCGGGTTTTCCAACCATCACGGCTCAGGATGAGATGCTCGGGCCCCAGGTGGATCGAAAGGTCATGGCAGAATGGCCCAGCCGGATCGTCAAACGGCTTTTTGATCGGGTGAAAGAAATGTCCGATTTGAACGAGACTGAAACGGAAGAGCAGATCTCCAAGTCGATTGAAAAGCTGCAAAAGAAGCTGGACAAGCTCCGCAAGGCCAAGGCAGGCTCCGTGGCAAAAAACGAGCCCGCGAATACTGGGGAGAATTCCGACTAGCCCACCAGCTGGGTTGTCAGCTTCACCATGTCATGAACTGGGAGCCGGTGGTCACTTACCGGCAGTTCATGGCGTGGCAGGAATGGCTGGATGAGGACATGAGCAATCCCGGAAAGGTCGAACACTACCTGATGCAGATTGCTGCGGAAGTCCGCCAAAGCGTTCCTACAAAATCTCCGAAGCGGGTGTCGCTGAAAGATTTTCGCATTCCTTTTAAAAGGGAAACGAAACGGCGGCAGTCGCGGGAAGAGGCTGCCAGACTCAGCAAAATGGCATGGATCGGTTATCTGGGTCCAACCAAAATCACGGGCTTGCCCAGTGACGTGTTGGGCCCCAGGAGCGAAGAGCAACCATGAACCCCGAAGAAATCCAAGGCTTGCTGGTACGGCTGACAGGGGACGGGACATCCTTCCTGCGGATGCTGGATCAGGCTGCGTCCCAGACGGTTTCCGTTACTGCTGCCATCGAGGGAGCAGGCAAACGAATCGAGGGAATTGCCACTTCCGTCAAGGAATTCGGCAATGCCACCGTGCAAGCCCTTGGAGCCCTCGGGGCTCAAAAGTTTCTCAACAATGCCATGAGCATGTTTGCCGAAACGGAAACCGTACAGATCAGGCTCAAGGCCAGCCTCAAAGGCACGGCTGAAGAAATAAATACCCTGTACGACGCCTACGAAAAATATGCCGGAACCCTTCGCAATGCAACAGGGGCCAGCAAGGACGATACGTTTGCACTGCTCCAGCATGTGGCTGCCCAAGGGATTCAGGGCAAACAGGCGATGGATCTCGTAACTCAGGTCAATGCTTTGGCAGCGGCAACAGGCAGGGACACGCATTCCATCCTGCGAGGAATCGAAATGCTGGAAAAGGGTGAAACCAGCATGATCAAACGGTTGCTGAACTTGCGGGACATCAAGGACAACGAAGAGCTTGTCGCCAACATCAATGAAAAGGTCAACAAGGGCCTGAAGATTCAGGGCGACTTGATGAACTCGACCAATGGTATTTTGAAGCAGTATTCAGGAGCGTGGAAAGGCTTGGTCAAGCAATTTGGCGAAACGGTCAGCCAGGCTATCACCCCTATGGCCAAAGGGATGACGATGCTGATCCGTCAATTCCTCAATCTGGATGACGCTACCCGGAAAATGATCGTGTCCGGTGCAATGCTGGCAGCGGGCCTGCTATCCATTTCCCCCTTGTTGACCACAATCATGAAATTTGTGACACCTTGGGTAAATTATTTTGTTTCCGGTTTCGGATTGATCGGCATGGCCTTGACTGCGGTTGGATATGTTCTGATGGAACTGGTCAAAAAATTCGTCAACTGGGGCGAGGTTGTAACAGTCACCAAAAACGTAGTCCTTCTTGGATTCAAGGCAATTCAGGAGGCCGCGAATTTCGCTGTTCAAATTGTTTCCGACAACATTGGCTGGTTATGGGAAGGCCTCCAGCAAGGCACATCCATGATTGGCCAGACATTCATGCGAGTCGGGCAGATCCTTCAGGAATTCAGCGGCTACGTTGCCCTTGCTGCGACAGCGGTTACCGCCAGCGTTATGGCCTATTACGGGCTCTCCGCAGCTATTGCTATCACTTCCACCCTTTATACCGCCTTGGGCCTGAATTACGTTGTCAACACTGCTTTGGTGCTTGCGTGGAAAGGGGCGGTTTTGGTGGCCACCGTTGCAACAACAGTTTTCAACGGAGTTCATGCCCTGCTCAGCGGAACAATGAGCCTCAGTTCCATTGCCATGGGAATCTATACGGCCGCGACAGGAGTGGCGACCGGGGCAACCAATTTATTGACTTCAGCGGTTCTCGCTTTGGAAGCGGCATTGGCACCCATCACGCTTTTAGCCTTTGCAGTTACGGCTATTGTTTTGGCAGCGATTCTGGCTGGTATCGCTATCACTGTTGCAGGATTGGCCAGCGGATTTTATGCGGTTGCCGTCAGCGCGGGAGGATTCTTTACCCAGGTTGTCAACGGGGCTGCTGCTGCTGTTGGGCAGCTTGAAGGCTTCAATACGGTTGTCAACGACCTCAGCAATAGCTTTGGCATGTTGATGCGGGCCATGAAACTTGGCAACGGGATGGACCTGGCATGGAAAATCATGATGGCCCAGTTTAAATTAACCTACGAGCAAATCAAGGTGATGATGCCACCATTGTGGCAATTCCTGAAGACGGGATTCATGACTATCTGGGATGAGATTGGAGACGCTCTGTGGAGGTCATTGCTGTCGGGCATCATCCATTTTGAGGAAACCATGTTGAAATACATGGACCCTACAGGAATCCTTTCTGGCTGGTTTTCATCAATGACGAAAGAAGTAGACAAGTTGCAAGGAGAGCTTGCAAGCAAATCAATTGAAAAAATCAAGGATTCACTGGCTGAAGCAGTGAAAATCTACAACGAAGCCGTTGCACAAGCGGACCAGTCAGGAATCAAGGAAGCCCGCAAAAATATTCAGGAACTGGAATCTCAATTAAAAACCATGGAAGAGCAGGCCAAAAACAAGGCCGCTGGAGATGCCAAAAAGCTGGACCCGTTTGCTCCTATCGCCATGGGGGCCAAAGCGGCCAAAGAAGAGATTCAGAAACTGGAAGGAGTTTTGGCAGGATCTCAGCAGGCAGCAGTTTTTGCCTACAACTATTTCGCGGGTCTCAAAGATCGAATCCCTGTCGGTCGTGGAATGGCCGCAGCTTCTGAAGGCGGAGGTTCCGGAGGAGCAGGGTCTCATGGAAACACTCCTGTCGCTGGTACGCCCGCAGCTTCTTCAGACGCCAAAATGGCCTTGGATATCCAGCGCAATGAGTACCTGAAAACTATTGCTGAAGCCGTGACCAAAAAGTCGGAAACGGCCATGGCCGGGATTTAAGGCGAGGTAAGTAAATGGCTATTGTTTCTGTAACACCGACCAAATGGACCTGCTCCCGGGACCGCGACGGCCACCGCACCTACAAGGTGACCTTCAAGGTTATTACCGACGATCCTGCGGATGGACCGGCTACAGTTTTGCAAGCGGATGATCTTCCTTCCCCTGGCGATCCGTATTCGTTTGACAATGACGAAGATCTCTACGCCACCTGCAAGCAGGACATGGATATCACCCAAAAAGACAACATCGAAGGCGAGCCCGGGTACGTCTGGGAGGTGGTAGCAACCTTTACCACCCAGTACGACGAAAAACGATGTAAGGATGTGGCAATCGAAGATCCGTTGTTGATCCCGGACAGGATCAGTGGTGGTTCATCACGGTTTCAGGAATCCGCACAGTACGACCGGTTTGGCGATCCGATTACCAATTCGGCATTTGAGCCACTGGAAGGGCCTGCCAGTGAATGGGACAAAACCAGAGGCACCGTCAAGATCGTTCAGAACCGTCTTCTGTTGGAATTAGGCTTGCTGGAGTCGCTCCGGGATGCGGTCAACGATCAGCCTTTATGGGGGCTGCCTTCCCGTTGCATCAAACTGTCAACCACCAGTTGGGACCGTAAGTTCTACGGCCAATGCTTCTACTATTTCGAGCGTACACTGGAATTTGAAATCAACACCGAGACCTTTGACCGCACCTTTCAGGATCAAGGTACCAAGTTCTTGAATGGGCACTGGGACACCTCGGGAACTGTCGCGGGCGGGCAGTGGGTAGTGGATCCAATCGCTCCAGGCATTCCAGCGGATCCAACCAATCCTGCCCATTTCCGGGCAGCAATCGGGCGGGATGGCAAATCCGGGAAATGGCTGCTCGATGGCGGCGGACTTCCTGCCGGTGTCAGTATCCGCAACGGTGCCACTACGGAAACAAACTATTACCTCAGTCTGGTAGACCAGAATGAGTCCAACCCGATCCATACGCCTTCCGAATGGCTGCGAATCGCCGGAAATCTGGAGCCTGAATCGTGGGATGCGGAAACTACTTATATTCAAGGCAATCTTGTCTACGACAATAACGACCCCATCAATGTTTATGCCTTGATCAGCTCTACCTCTGTAATCGGTGTCGCTCCCAGTCCTGCTACCAGCGGACCCGGTGGGCCTTGGTTGCTGATTCCTGATTTCAATTCCGATGGAATGGATTTTGTATTGGAATGGGATACCAGTCTTGCTTATCCGATTTATCGGATTGTGAAATTTGTTCACGATGTCGGAACAGGATCGTCCACAGGCGGGAACATTCACGGGCCAGGTGAAATCTTCGTGTCAAAATACAAGTCGGGGAATTTCCTGCTGTTGGGTATTCCGACCGACCTTGAAATCTTTGGAGTTTAAGCCATGGCGAACGAAGCTCAAATCAATGTCAGTCTCCGGATTCAAAATGGCAACTTTGGCTATCAAAGCTCCAGCGGAGCTTATACGGCCAATGTCGCTGGCACATTTGGTCCAACGCCCGGGGCTGTGACGGTCTCGGTGTCAGGAACGTCTATTTCTTTAGCAGGATTGTCGGCCATGGGCGGGCTGATTATCCTGAAGAACTACGACCCGACCAAATCGGTTCGCTGGGGAATCGAGGATTCCGTTACCAATCATTTCATCCCGATTGGGCGATTGCTTCCCGGTGAAACCCAGATTTTCCGGCTGGACAACTCATTCGGCGAATACGAAGCGACAGCAGGCACAGGAACCTTTACCGGTTCTACCGTCAGCCTGTACATGAAGGCACAGGGCGGCAATTGCGTTGTTTTCGTCGGGGCATTCAACCCATAACCGCAAGGCACGACAGGAGCAATAACGATGATGCTAAACAA